ATTTAATGAATAGAGTAGCTCCAGATGCACCTTATATTGTAAGACCAGATTTAACTAGACCTGATTCTGTAGCTCAAGAATATTTTAATAATATGAATATGACTCAAGGTTCACCACTAAGTTCTGAATTGCAAACAGACTATAATAATGCTAAAACTAATGTTAATAGTATATTGGGTATAACACCCACAAGTCAACAGTTTGGCTACTCAGCACAGCCATATGGCTTATTAAGTAGTACAAATATGGCAGCCAACCCTTTCAACATAGACTATTTGAAAAAAAGAGGATTAATATAATGATAGACAATTTAAGAAAAAGATATGAGCAATTACAAGGTTTATTAAATACACCAAATAATCAAGGTGGTGGACTATTAGGTAACATACCTCAAGCTGCTTTATTAGGTTCTGCTATCTATGGTCAAGGTATAAAAGGTAAAGATCCTTTTGAATCACTTCTTCCTGCTGTAACTCAAACAGCACAACTACAAAAATTAATGACTCCTAAAGCATCTAAACCCTTTGCTGTTACAAATACACAAACAGGTAAACAAGAACTTATTACACAAGCAGAATATAGGGCTAATCCAGATTTATATTCTCCTGCTAAAAAAACACCATTAATGGCAGCTGGAGAAACAGAAGAACAAAAAGAAATTGGAAAAGCATTTGGTAAAAAATTTACAACAATAAATTCAGCAGCAGAATCTGCTATAAAAAATCAATCTAATATTGCAACTATTGAAACTTTAATACAACAACCAGATTTAAAGACAGGATATTTTGGAGAGTTAAGAACAAGTGCTGGAAAATTGGCTAGTGAATTTGGTTTAAATTTTGATTTTCAAAATGTAGGTGCAGCTGAAGTTTTAAGTGCAACTACTGGTAAATTGGTATTAGAAGGTTTATCTAATTTTAAAGGTTCAATTTCAGATGGAGAAAGACAATTTGTTAAAGACATTAATCCAGGTTTAAATATGTCTAAAGAAGGTATTTCAGCAAATATTTCTTTACAAAAAAAAGGTAATGAAATTACTTTAAAATATAATGAAGAAGCTAATGATTGGGTGGAAAGAAATGGTGGATTATCTAAAAAAGATAAAGTAAGTGGTAAAAGTTGGTCACAATTTACATCTAATTTTCATAAAGAAAATCCTTTAATATCTGATGATGAAAGAAAAACTTTATCTACATTATCTAAAAATTACGATCAAGAATTTTTAGAAGGTAATAATGTAAAGACTATAAATGGTAAAAGATATATAAAAATTGGCGATCAAATTTACGAACTATAGGATATAATTATGAAAATTGTAGAAGATCCTAAAATTTTATCAGCTTTTGAAAAAGAAGATGAAAAAGAAATTGATTTAAAACCTGGTAAATTAGTTGAAGATGAGAATATAATTACACAGTTTAATAAATTAGAAAATGAAGAAGGAATAGAAAATACAGTTAAAAAATCATTAGGTGCAATAAAAGAATTTTTTACAGGAACTAAAAGAACTGAATATCCTGAACTACCAGAAATAGGTGCATACAAAGGTAAAGGTGCAGCTAAAATTGCAGCTGGATTATTAATAAATCCCAATCAAAAAGCACAAGCAGAAATAATACAAGCACAAATTCCAGAGAGTAAAATATTAAAAGATAGTTTTGATAATATTTTAATTTCTATGCCAGATGGTAAAACTTTTTATTTAAATAAACCTGGAACATCAGAACAAGATATTTTACAAACAACATCTCAAATTTTATCTTATATACCTGGATATTCTTCAGCAGCAAAAGCAGCAGGTAAATCTTTATTAAAAAGAGCTGTATATACTGGTGGAGCAGGTGGTTTAACTTCTGTTGCTCAAGATGTTGCAACTAAGCCTTTAGGATCAGAAGATATTGATGTTACTAGAGCAGTTATTTCTACTGCTGTACCAGTAGTTTTTGAAGGTGCAATAAATCCTATTGCAGCAAAAACTTGGAAATCTTTAGTTGGTAATCCTAAATTTTCAACAAAAGTTGATGGTAAATTAGTTTTAAATTCTAAAGGAAAAAAAGCAGCTAAAGATGCAGGTATAGATCCTGATAATCTTGATGAAAAATTTGTTCAAAGTTTTAGCGATGAATTATCTAAAGGTGTAAAAACAGATATAGCTGCTGGTCAAGCAGGTGCTGGTAAATTTGGTTTTAGAGTTGCTAAATCTCAAGCTATAGGAGAGGAAGAAGGTATAGCTGCATTATTTGAAGCTAGTAAAGGTGCTTATGGTAGCGAAGCTCAAACAGCTGCTAGACAATTTTTAAAACAACAAAACATTGATATAGAAACATCAGCTAAAAGTTTACTTAATAAATTTAATAAAGGTGAACTTGCGAAAGAAGATTTAGAATCAGCAGGTCAAAGTGTTTTAAATGCAGTTCAAAAAGAATTTCAAAAAGCATCAGATAATGTAACTACAGCTTACAATGCGGTTGATAAAGATGCAGTATTTAATGCAGGTGATAGTAACATCGATGTATTAACAAGTTCTATACAAAAAGCTATTAAAGAATCAACTGATGTTATTGATAAAGAACTTACACCTTCAACTATAAGAGCTAATCAATTTATAAATAATTTTGTAAAAAAAGTAAAACCACAAAAAAAGAAAAAATTACCAGTAACTACATTTAATGAATTTGAAAATTTACGAAAAAAAATATCTGCATTATTTCCTACTGCTAAAAATGCAACTGATAAAAAAAATCTTACTGCTATTATTAATGAGTACGATAAATTTTATGATGACGCTATAGATAATGCTTTATTTAGTGGAGAAGAAGTTGCTTTAAATGCTATTAAACAAGCTAGAAGTAAATTTAATTTAAAACAAAAGTTGTTTGGTGTAAATGCAATAAGAAAAAATGGTATTAAAATTGATGATAGAGCAGGTAAAGTAGTTCAAAAAATATTAAATGATCCTGATGTTACACCTTTAAATGCTATTGATTACATATTTGGTTCTGCACAATTAGGACAAAAACAAGGCTCTTTAACTATTATTAAAAGATTAAAAAATATTTTTGGTGCTGAAGCAGGTCAAGATGTGTCTGATTTAGCTACAAAAAGTGCAGATTTTCAATCTTTAAGAACTTCTGCTTTTGAAAAATTAATAAGAGATTCTAGTCGTAATGGAATATTTAATCCTCAAAAATTTGTAAATCAATGGTCAACTGCAAGACAAAAATATAATGATGTTTTAAAACAATTATATGATCCAGATGAGTTAAGATTAATTGATGATTTTGTAAGAGAAGTTAGAAAAACTTTTAAACCTAGAGATTTAGTAAATGCTTCAAATACTGCATCTGCATTATCAAGAATTATACAACAAACTGGTAGAGCATTAATAGGTATCTTTGGATTTAAATTTGCAAACATACAAGGATTACTAGCTGCAAGAGGTGCTTTTGATAGAGCTAGAGATGTTGTTGGTCAAAAAGCTGCTAAAAAATTAATACAAGAAGAATTGGTTTCTGGAGCAGAAAGAGTTGCAACACCAACTGTTACAGCAGCAGAAACAGTTGGTATAAATCAATTAATAGATAGATACAGACGACCTTTAAATGTTCCTGTAGCTCCACAAGGATTTATAAGAAGATAATATTATGCCAAGAAAATCTGCAACAGAAGTAAAGATTGATTTTTTAGTTAAAGAGGTAAAGGAACTCAAGGATGAAACTAAATCACTTAGAGCAGACATTAACAAGGGAAAGGGTGCTATATGGATATTACTTGCCATATCAGCAGTTATTACAAGCGGATATAATTACTTTATAAAATAATATCTTGCCATCAGATAAACAAATAATCTCTGATAGACAAAAAAAAACATCAATAAAAGGAACTGTAGGAGAATACGAAGCAATAGCAAAGCTGACTAAAGAAGGTTATTTTGTTGCTAAATCAGTAGATCCTGCCTGTCCATTTGACATTGTAATCGTAGATAGAAATGGTAAAATACAGTTAATAGACATAAAAACAAATACCTTTAGAAAAAATAAAAAAGGTAAAAGTCTTAAAGATAAGCCTAAAGGCTCATATAAAATTCACAGAAGTCCTACCAAAGAACAAAAAAGGTTAGGCATAAAGTTAATGATGGTAGATTATGATTGATAATATTATTTATAGATTATTTGGAGTAATAGATAATTTCTTTGGTTATCTATTTGATAAGTTTATATCTGACGATCCTAGCCTTAAAAAGAGAAAGAAAAAAAAATGAGAGATACTAAAATATTAAGTAAGTTTTCTGAAGATAGCCAAAAGAAATGGAAAGAAATGCAACTATTTATAAATCTTAAAAAAGAAGTAAATCATGGTGCAAATGGCACTAAAGAATATGTAATTAAAAAAGGTATTAACAAAGGCAAAGTAGCTAAATAATTTATGAGGATAAGCATGAACTATTACTTTACAGGTATGTTGATTTTAGGTTTTGTATTCTTAGCACTTTGTGTGAAACCAATATGAAAGATAAACCATTAAATATATCAGAATCGGCAGCTGTGCAAATGCCAATGAAAACAGTTGCTAGTCTTATAATTCTTGTAGCAATGGGTGTGTTTGCATATACAGAACTAACATCAAGGTTAGTATCTCTGGAAACCTCAAGAGAATTATTTGAAAATGATTTGCTCAAAAAATCAGAACAAGTACCTGTGGATCAAGAGCAACATTTTTTATTGGAAGATTTATATAAGTCTGTTGAAAAAATGGAAGAAACTCAAGAGATGAATATGACTAACAAAGTAAATATAGAGTTTTTAAGAGATCAATTAGAAAAAGCATTAAAAGATATTGAGGATTTAAAAGATAAAGTTAGAGCAAACGGAAAGACAGCACATTAATGGAGTTAATTATAGCCTTACTTATGATTGTAAATGGAGAGATTAAAGAACACAGAATACAAGAATCTATGTCTGATTGCCTTAAAGGAAAAAGGGTTGCAATGAGATCTAATAAGAATAATAATATTCAATACCAATGTATTAAGTCAATGGCTGAGTTAGAGTCAAACATAGATGGATCAAAGTCAATTAAGAAACTAGTACTAGAATAAAGGAGTAAATTATGTGGTTAAACTTAGCAGCTAAATTAGTTCCAGGTATGATTAAGACTGGAATGTCTATTGCATCCAATAGAAGAAAGACAAAAGAATTAGAATCAGTAGCAGAATTAAAATTAGCTGAACGAATGGCTAATGGTGAGGTTGAATTTAAAAGAGCTGTTATTGATAGCCATAAAGGAGATTGGAAAGATGAGTTCTGTCTCATATTAATTTCAATTCCTCTGCTTTTATTAGCATGGTCTGTGTTTAGTGATGATCCTAATATACAAGCAAAGATAGATATTTTTTTTGATAAGTTTGCAAATTTACCAATGTTTTATCAAGCACTTGTAGTTGGTGCTTTTAGTACGATACTTGGTATAAAAGGTGTATCTACATTTAAAAAGAAATAATGTCTGACAGTTTAGAAATAATAAACGAATATAAGGAACAGGTTAGAATATTAAAGCAAGAGGTCGCAGAGCTTCAAGATTCTTCCAAGTCCAAAGATAGTGCTAATAAAAGGTGCTTACAAAAACTTGAACATCTATCTAAAGATTTAGAGGATGCTAACAAAACAATTGAGGATTTAAAGGAAACAAACAAGATGATGTTAGAACACCCATAATGAAATTTATGTTAATACTTACTTTATGCTCATCTTTATATAATTCTTGCATGACACCTATAAAAATTGATAAATTATATCAATCTCATTTTAATTGTGCATTAGATGGTTATAAAGTGGGTGGTGAAACTATTAAGAACTTTGGTGAACAAAGAGTAAATGATGAGATGCTTTATGTAAGTTTTGTTTGTAAGAAGATTGAGCAAACTTAATGTGGTGTGTTATTTGGAAAAATGATAATAATATCTATAGTATGTTTACTAATGTTATCTTTGAATCTGAAAAAAAGGCTACAGAATTTAAAATAGCTCAAAAGTCTATGCGTAAAAAACATGATTGCAGAGCAGTTAAATATGAATATAAATATTTTAATGGAGTAAATGAAGATGAAATTAACTGAAAACTTTAGCTTAAAAGAGATGACACAATCTCAAACAGCTCTTAAAAACAATATAGATAATGAACCTAATGCAGAGCAAATAGAGAACCTTAAACAACTTTGCCAGACCATCTTACAACCGATTAGAGAGGACTTTCAGCTCCCAATCAAGATTACCTCTGGTTTTAGATCACCTGCTTTGTGCGAAATTATAGGATCAAAATCTACCTCACAACATTGTGCTAATGAATGTGCAGCAGCTGACTTTGAAATACCTGGTGTAGATAATAAAAAAGTATTTAGACATATAATTGAGAACTTACCCTACGATCAAATCATCTTAGAGTATTATGATGAATCAGATATTAATAGTGGATGGATTCATGTATCTTGGTCGCCAAATCCTAGAGGTCAAGCTCTTACTAAGGATAAAGAAGGCTATAAGACATGGCAATAAACAAGTCTAAAATGAAATGCAACAGACCTAAACGACAAGTTCAGGGTGGCAAAAAGTTTGTAGTCAAGGCTTGTAAAGGTGGCAAAGAAAAGATAATTAGATATGGGGATGCAAACATGACTATTAAAAAGTCTAACCCTGCTAGACGAAAGAGTTTTAGAGCTAGACATAAATGTGCTAGTGCTAAAGATGTATTTTCTGCTAGATATTGGTCTTGCAAAAAATGGTAACAATAGGAGAAAACTATGTATATGAAAAAGAAAAAAGATAAAAAGAAAAAAAGTAAGAAGAAAACTAAAAAGAAAAAGTATTAATAATTAGGAGTAGCTGCTTGTCAGCTGGGAATGTTGGAGGGTTAAAAAATTATGCCTAAAGGTAAAAACAAAAAGTATAGTAAAAAACAAATGAAGATAGCTAGAATGGCTGCACCATTTGATAGAATAACTGGTGCTGATTTTGCTAAACTTAAAAAGAAGAAAAAGAAAAAAGTATGATGAAATCAATTAAACCACCAAAAGGTTTTCATTGGATGAAATCTGGTAAAGGATATAAACTAATGAAAGGTACTTACAAACCACATAAAGGAGCTGTTAGAACTGCTAAGTTCTCAGTACAAAAAAGACATGGCTAAACTATGTGCAAAAGGTAAAAGAGCAGCTAAACGAAAGTTTAAAGTATATCCTTCGGCTTATGCTAATATGTATGCTAGTGGTGTATGTTCAGGTAGAATAAAACCTAAGAAGAAAAAGAAAAAGAAATGAGTTTAAGAAAATGGACATCAGAGAAATGGGTGGACATTGCTAATCCCAAAAGAGGTGGTGGTTTTCCTCCATGTGGAAGATCAAAAGGTGAGAAAAGAAAGAACTATCCTAAGTGCGTAAAGTCATCTAAAGCTAGATCCATGACTGCAAGTCAGAGGAGAGCAGCAGTTTCAAGAAAGAAAACAGCAGAGAGAAAATCAAGAAAAGGAAAGAAACCTAACTATGCCAAGACCTAATAAGACTTGGGTTAGGAAAGAAAAGATTATTGATGTAGGTAAATGTAAATACTGCAATCAATCTATGACCTCAGAAGATTCATTTATTCCAATTGGAAGATTAGTAAGAAATAAATATCAATATCAAAATGCTCACTACGATTGCGTTAAAGAGAACGATGCTAAACCTAAGACTAATTTTGATTGGTAAGGCAGCCATATTTCAGACTGCCTTTATACTTATTATTTAGGAACGCATTTGCCATGAATGACAATGTTTCCATTTTCTTGTTTTATTTTAATTTGTACTTTCTCATTAGGTTTACAATTTTTAAGTTCGTTTTGATAAACCATATCAACTGAAAGCATAACTTGATCCATTGGATTTCTACAATCTTTAATAGACTCCCAATTGTCTTTAATCAAATCCTCTAAATGATTACTCCCTTTCATCTTTATCCTCCTTTCCATCTTCATTAGTTTGTTCTTCTTGTTCTGACTCTTTCCGCAACTTAGCTAACTCTTTATAGTAGCTAGGGTGTTTCCATTCATAAGTCATTTTTCCTCCTTATTTTTTTTTATAACTCATTATATCATATTGAGTTTTGTAAAATTTTTAGAAAAAAAACTTTTATTGAAGAATAGACGATTGAACTTTTAGGGTAGTTTATTTTAGGTGCGACAATGTTAGTTGTTTTTGGGTTTTTAGGTATTTTTTAATATCCCCAAAATTTCTTAGCATTGTTTAAATAATCTTCGTTAGCATCACTATTCCAAAACATGTGTGTAAAGTCTGGTTGGATGTAATCTTTAAGAATATTTGGATCATTACTGATCTTCATTAAGTTTTGTCTTACTTTAGCTCTTTGTATTATTCTAGGTATTCTTTTCTTAATATTCTCTGGTTTAAGTTCATCACAATTATCTGCATGATAAACTCTAAATTCTTTCTCATTGACATAACAAAGATAAACAGGAACTTCAAATACTGACCAATAAAAATCTACTTGTAATAAATTATAGGGTGAAGGTCTATCAGGTAATTTACCTGGAAACCAAGACCTAGTACCATCTTTCTTGACGATCCCCCTTCTTGGCATTTTACATTTATCTTCAATAATAACCTTATCCCCTTTTAAATCTATGTAACCATGAACAGGAATATTGATACCATCAAACCATTTAAATGCCTCTATCTCTGGCTTACAAGACTCCCAACCTGGTATTGATTGGTGAGCCTTATGACAATTAGCAATCATAGCTGGTACTATACTTTTATAATGACTTAACTTTTCTTGGTCATCAGGTGTAAGTGCAACTAATTTATCTAGCTTTTCTTGAACAGAAACAAACATTATTTAGTACCTAATGTTTTTTGATGCTCTTTGTAAAAGTTATCTCTTTCTTTTTCGTAAGCTATATTAAATTCTTCTGCAACTTTATCTATTTCATTGTAGTCATCTAAAAAATAACTTAATGGTTTTTTTAAAAATTTACTTATTTTGACTAAATTTACTAAAGGTATTCTGTTTTCACCTTTTTCATATTTACCTATTTGTTGATATGTATTCTTTAGAGCTTTAGCAACTTTAGTTAATGGAATAATAGTTTCTTTACCAGTAAATTCATTAACCTTAGTTCTTCTTGCTTGTCTTAATCTTTCACCTAATTTAATGTAAAACTCATTATCTTCTTCAAAGTTTTTCTTAGCTTTATTTGATAGTTTCATTGTGTTCCTTCCTTTAATTTAGAGTATAGTACCCCTAAGTATTTATGCAACTTTTTATATATACTTAATTAAGTATATAAAAATCTAGCATCTTTGTTCTCTGCTTCAACTATTCTTCTAAAGAGTTGATTATACTCTTTAAAGTTTTGCAAAGTATGTACGCATTGACGACCCTTTTCTTTTCCACCCATTATCTTTTTATGAGTTTTGTCTAGCTTTGCATACAATCTAACATTACTGTTACTTAGAGCCATTATTCTCCTCACCGATTAATTTAATTTTTGCACTAATAAGTTTGTTATCGGTGATACTTGCTTTTGCAAACTCACTAGGCATTTTTTGATTATGTGCTTTTTGTGTAGCTTCTTCAACACTAGCACCATCAAAAATTTCTTCAAAATCAACTGCTAATTCTAAACTTGATATTTTTAAAACTTTAACCATTCAAAATTATATTTCTGCTATAACCAGAGTAATCTCTTTTAATCTCATCTCTTTGTTCTAGCTTTTCAATTAGCGAACTGATTGAATTTTTACTTTTATAACCCATTTCATTAGCCATTTCTAAAAAAGTAGGCATATATCCATGTTTTGTACTATAATTTTTAATATATTGCAATAGTCTGAGCATTTTAGGAGTCATAGGTCTTTTACCTCTTTTCTTGTTCATTTATTACTAACCTCCTTAATAATTCTGAGTAGCCATTGATGTCATCAAAGCTATCTTTTTTATAATTTTCTGATTGCATAACTCTCCAAAGTTTTAAAAAAATCATAAAGATACCAAATAATTTTAAAGGTACTTTGACCTCACAATTATTATGAACTGATAAATATTTTTCTAAAATTCCTGACATAACATAAGAGGTATGGTCAAATTCTCCATAGTCATCTTGCTTTTGTTTTAATAATCTTTCTATCTCACTTATAAACTTTACATTATCTGACATAATTTCCTTCACTATCTTTGCAGTAATGAGCTACTACATTTTGATTTTTATATTTAGTTAGCATCCAAACTTGTCCATTTCCCTCTGTATAATCTGGGTTCTCAACATACTTAACATTTTTTTCAAACATTTCATCACAAGTGATGGGTAACAAAGAATATGCAAAAGGTATCTTTTCATATTTTAAATTACCCTCACCTGAGTATATAACTAAAATTAAAAAAACTACTTTCAACTAGAAAGGAATTTCTTTGCTTTGAGGTTTAGCTTGTTTAGGTCTAGGATCGTTTTTATAACCAGATAAAATATTACCTGATTCATTAATCCAACCAATTAAACCTTTATGTCCACCAGCTTCAGAGTAATTCATTTCGCCAGTAAATTTATCATCACCTTTGAATAGAACTCCTACTTGAGCAAACACTTTAACAAACTTAGTATTACCATCTTTGCTGCTACCTTTAACACCTAAAATAGTTCCTTTATTACCGCTATCTAAATTTACATTTCCTGAGAAATCAATTTTGATGGCTTTTTCATTGTTGGCATCATAAGGAAATAATACCCAATCCTTTTGCTTACCACTACCATTGTCTGACATTTTGTCCTCCATTTTTTTTTATTGATTGTTGTTGTGATTCAAAGTCTTTTTCTATTGAATCATTTTGTTTCTTCCAATCGGAATACAAAGCTGTCAACTTGGTTTCTGTTGTTTGCTTTTTAATTGTATCTTTAATTGAAACTTGTTGAGTAGATCCCTTTTGATTATTTAAGGCATTTACTAATTCTTCTGCACTAGCATATTCTGAACCTGATAATCCAAATGCAGCTATGCAACGACCTAACGCACTACTGGAACAGTTCTCCATAGCACTTGTTTTATTTATGAAATTAGCATTTCTATGTTCTTCTGCATGACCAACAGCATAAATAGTATCAGAAATATATAGTTCGGTTTTAACGACAACTCTGTCATTATCATGAAATAGTATTTCTTCATTAAATCTAGCTTCAGGGAAATATTGCAAAAGGTGTCTGTGTCTTTCATTAACTGTAGAATATTTTTTACCTTTAATATCAACAGTTGGAATTTTATTAGCACTTGTTAAACATTCCTTTCTTCTTTCTTTGAACCCTCCCTTACTTTTTTCTTCTGTCGTCTGTGGCTTTAGTTTCATTTTTTCCTTTCATTTGTATCTTTTGGTTTTCTTTAATTTGATCTACATCTTTCTGTACTTTAGCTTCTAAATAGCTTTGGTTCTTAGCAATCATTTGATCTTTTAACTTCAATAAATCTAACTCTTTTTTTAGTTTTGATATTTCATCATCTCTTGCATGAAGTTGTTCTATATGTTTTTTTTCATTATTTTCATAAGTTCTAATTTTAGTTTGCATCTTTGCAAGTTCCATCATTACAGTATCTGTCATTTTTTACCTTTCATTACTTCTTCAAGTGTTAATTTATGAACAATAATATCCTGTACTGCCTGACCTACTATTGCTCCTATATCCATGTTTAAGTTACCTAATAAGGCTTTTCTTTCTTTAGCAGTTAATATTACATAGTCATTAAACCAAATATCTAAACTTTTATTGAGCTGCGAAGGTGATAAATGATCTGCTGTAAAACAGCCACCTTCTTCACCTTTTTTGCTCCACTCTTTTCCAATTGTTTTCATAGATTCTATTTATTAATTAATACAAAAAGTGTCAATAAATTATACAAATTATATTCAATTTGAGAGTTTATCATTATCAAATATTATGGTTGCATTAAAACTAAATGAGATTCTTTCGTTATCTTTATCATCTGTATTAAATGGATAAACAACATGAGATAGTGAGTTAGGAAATAATATCCAATCCCTAACCTCAGGCATAACTCTATAAGAATTATTATTAAACATATTTTCAGATCCTTCTATGAACTCTGTCTGACCTGAAAAATCATTATGTTCTTTTGCATTGGTTGTTGAAATCATTTTAGGAATTTTTAAATAACCTACGCAGCTTAAATGATAATTACCATGAACATATTCTGTGTGAGTATGGCAAGGGTTATAATCTCCAGGTTTTGATATTACATACCAAGCAGAATTAATTAAAACTGATTTAATTTTATGTTCTATATGATTTTTGACATAAGTATTAATAATAGGATCAAAGAATTTTTGTTTCCATTTAAGCATAATCTCTGGTGATATTAGATACTCTGAATCTACATGACCTACCAACTTTTTAGACCAATCATGGTTCTTTTGTTTTTCTTTATCTTGTCTTATTTGTTTTAAATCATTTTGAAAGTCTTTCATTAGTTCTAATGGCATAACTGCTTTAGCAACTGTTGAGCCAAAAGGTTTAAATAATTTAAAATTTATCTTGTCCGACATCTTCCTCCATTGGTTTAAGTTCTTTTAATTCTATTTTATATGCAGCAGGTCTATCTTGGTAGCCAAAATTTGATAGCTTTTCTGGTGGTAGATCATCATTATAAATAAATGAACCCATAATACTAAAATTAAAATCTTCGTTATTGTCTTTAATGATTAATATATAAGTACCTTTCTTTTCTCCAGGTCTTATTAGTAAAAAATTATATGATTTTTTTTCTTGGGTTCTTATCTCTATATTGTTTTGAAAGTCTGAGTCTGAATAGAATTGGTTATCATCACTATAAGAACCATTATAAAAGCTATTAGTTGCCTTTGCATAAGCAACCTCTCCTAAAGTTCCTAAGATGCCATCTGTTAGTTGTGATTTAATTCCTTTAGTGTAACCATAAGAAAAGGTTTTACCCATCTTTAAATTACCAATATATCTTTTGGCAGCAATATTTAAGGCTAGTTCTACTTCGTTAGGTTCTAGTTTTATTTTTATCATTTCTGACTTGATCTAATTGTTTAACCCTTTTTTCATATTCTTCAATGCTTTCACCAGAAAAATATTTAAACCAACATTCTGCACAATAATCTTTGCCTTTCTCAACTACATCAGCTTTGTTTTTACATTTAATACAGGTTCTTATATCACCATACATATTCATTCACTATATCTATTACCTTTACTTATATTTTTACTAGCAATCAAATATTGAAGGTTATTTTCAACATGAAGTCCAGAAACATTTTTACCCTGAAGTGGCACAATATGATCTACATGATAACCTTTAGGACAATTTTTATATATTTCTTTTATCCTATCTAAATTAGACCATTTAGGAATTGCATTAAATTTAGCTGCTCTCCTTTTATTAGTTTTAGCATTCATTTTTGCCTTACCTTCTTTAGTAGAATAATATTTTTTTCTATATAATCTTTGTTTTTCCTTATTAATAGGATTTGAATAATATTTCTTATCTGAAATTTTTTTCTTTTTATATGCTTCTGGATTACTTCTATACTTTCTTTGTTCTTTATTTATTCTAATTATATATTTATCAAATATTTTTAAATGTCTTTGTTGTTTTAAATTTATTTTTTTATTTAGTAATTTTAATTTTTTTATTTTTCTAGCTAGTTTTATGTTTTGCCAAAGAATTTTAGCATTTTTTTTTCTTTTAATAATACCTTTTTTAGATAATCTATATTTTTTTTGTTGTTCTTTACAATGTTCAGTTTGTCTATATCTTTTTAATGCTTCTTTTCTTTTTCCTGAAACTCTCCAAAATGTTAAACAACATTTTCTTGAGCAATATTTTTTTGTTTTTCCTTTTGATTTATCTTTAAATTTTTTATTACAAATTTTGCAATTTTTTTCTTCAATATCTTTAAATTTTCTTTTAAATTTATTTAAAAAAGAACCTCCACAATATTTACTGCAATATTTTTTTACTTTATTTTTACTTTTATCAATAAAAAGTTTATTACAGTTTAAACATTTATTTTTAATTGGTTGCATAATAAAAAATAAGTAATGCGATCTCTACTGCGATAATTGTTTCAAGCATTTATTCACCTCCATATAAAGTTTTTTTGCCATCTAAAGCTGCACATTTATATTCAAATTCTTCTATTGATTCACAATTACCAACAAAGGCTGAAGTGGTTATGGGTAATTTATAAAGTCCTTGACTACCCCAATGTGTTGAATGACTTTCTTTATTTAATTTTATTCCTTCTAAAATAATTTTATCACCTTCTTTAATTGTTATTTCATTACCTCCTGCTGTACCCATAAAATGAAAATGAGCTGTAATTTTACCAAAGGCTTTATTTAATATTAAAGAACCTTGAACAACACCTTTTAAAACTTTTTTATCATATTCATATTCACCCTTTGACCTTTTTATAGGTACTAACTTTATTTTTTCGTTACTCATTATTTTCCTTTCCTGTTGGTTTTTGTATTATGTGATCTTTATGTAATATTCCTTTATGTAGATGATTTCTTTTACTACCTTTATTTGGTGGAATACTAATTATACATACTCTTTCATTTGATGCTTTATTATATTCATTTTGAACATCTATACCTTTTTCTGCTAGTGCTTTTTTTACTGCTTTATTAATTTCAAACATTCTATTTTTTCCTTTGGTTTTAGGTTTTTAATTCTATTCCAAGTAACACCATTGATAGACCTAGATCCCTCAATGATGTTCTTGAAAGTTTGTATAGCCAATTTTTCTTTGTCTATATTAGTTGAGAGTTTTATTTTTTCTTTCACTTATATTCTTTTTTAATTGGTCTAATTTATTGCTCCAAAGCTCTTTCCAACCTTTAGGACAGTTCCATTTCATATATTCTAAGTTCCTTATTCTCCTTTTATCCCTTAAATCTATATTAAAATCATAGACTAAAGGCAAACCATATTTATTTCTCATTTATCTCCCTTTATTTTTTAAAATGTATTAGCAATATCACTTTCTTTAATGCCTTCACTAAAAATATTACTAATTTTTATATCATTGTTACTAATATTATTTTTTATATCTTTAATATTATTAACAATACTAGTTATTTTTGTTTGATGTTTTAATTTTAATTCTAATTGTTCTTGTTCTGAATAATCATCAATTGGACAATAATCATCATTTGGATATAAACCATATTCGTTTAAATCACTCCAATTTTTTATTTCTTCTTGATGTTCTTTCTCTAATTTCAATAACAATTTATTATAATGATTATTTTCACAGTTTAATTTATAAAGTCTTTCATATTTTAAGGTTTTTAATTCCATATCTTTTATATAATTAAACATTCTTTTTGCATCATCGTAAATGTATTTAATTAATCTAGGCTCAACTTCTATTAATTTTCTTACTGTTCTTATATTTTTATTTTTAAATTCTAAATTACCATCAAATTTATATTCTCTAAATTTATGTTCATCTGTATATGATCTAGCATTTTTAAATATATCTAATACTTTTTTTAAATTTATTTCTTTTCTTGATGTTTCAACCCACTCTTTTTTTAAATCAGCTAAATTATTAGAATTTTCACTAGCAATTGATTTAACTAAATTAACTGGTGTTTCTAGTGTTGCTAATAAACTATTATAAGCAGGATGAGAATATTTAGGTAAATTATTTTTTGTCATAATTTACCCCCAATTTTTTAAGTTCTTTTCTTAACCACTCTTGAGCATTTGTTTTGTGTTTTGAGGTATATCTTAACCAAGTTATAGGCATTAAATATTTGCCATCTTGAGCATTGGCAAAAGTTTGCCATTTATTATCCCAAGTTTTTTTGACTCCATATTCTTTAATATTCATTTCTCCCCCTTTATAAATTTAACTATTTTATTAAAGTATTTTTTAGGCAAAGGCAAAATTACTTCCTTTTTCCTAATTTCTGCGTCTTCCATATCCATGAATGAATAGAACTTCTTTCCTGGATTTCTTTGTTCTAGGTCTTCTGTTATTGATTTATAGTCTTTAGCTTTCATTATGCTCCCTTCTTTGGTTCAAACCATAAAATAACATTAGCCATAAAATTCCAGTAATTAGCTGCAACTTTATCTTTTAATTTGTCGCTAGGGTTAGGATCTATTGAACCCATTTTGACAGCTAGGTCAACTATTGCATCGTCATAGTATTCAATATCTAATGCAAGACCAGATAACCATTCAGACATAGCTTTATACTTTCCAACTCTTTCAATATTCCAACCATACTCAGAATTGAATCTATCAAAAATATAATTTATTTTTTCTTGGTCTTTAGTGATTGGCTTACCTTCTGAGTCTTCTTCAATAGTAGATAGAATATAATTTTTATAATTCTTTTTATATTCTGTGTGATGTAGTTTAGTCATGTTTCTTTCCTTTCTTGATTCGTTAAACATACTAAACTTATACAAGTTTTGTACTATATTGTCAAACTATATAAGCTAAGATTGTAAAAATATTAATGTTCGCTGAATGTTCTGATTGATTACCCAAAATTTGACATATAGAAGGTCTAGCAAGGAAGGAATAAAAGAATATGGAAAAGACTAAGAATGGGTTCGCTATGATCCCAAATTCAATAATATATGACGATAAACTTGGAAATGAGGCTAAAGTCTTATTTTGCTATATAAAGTCATTATCTGCTAATTATAGGAACTTAAGAAACTCTAATTTATGCAAGAAACTTGGTGTTTCTGTTAATACTTTACAAAAGGCTAAAAAAGAGCTGGTTGATAATGGCTATTTAGTTATTCACAGGTTATCAAGTGCTAATAGATATACCTTAAGACTACCCAAAAATAGGGTAATCAGGGTGTCAAAATCTAAGCAGTCAGACTACCCAAAATTTGGGCAGTATTTAGAGAGTAATAACAATAATAATAATAACAATAGTAATAAGAAAAAGTTTAAAGGTTTTAAGAAATGAATGAAGATGAATATTACTATAATAATGAACCTTTACAGTTAAGCTATAGGAACACCTACACCCCCCAAGACAAAATTGAAATTGTTTTAAAGATAGAAAATGACTTTAATTCTGGAATGCTCTCCGCTGAGCAGATGCGTTGGATAGTCAACAATCTTAAGTTTGGTGCTTGGACTGTCCAAAATATTATAGATAAAATGATGTTTAACAACAAGATTAAGATTAATCCAATTACCCTTGATAATAGAACATTTAAAAAGAAACCAACTCCTTTTGATTTGTAATATACTATATATTGTGTTAAAGAAATTATAGACTACTAGCTCCCTTGCGTTAGTCTAAATAAGTTATAACTAGATCTGGCAAGTGCTTTTCTATTCCTTTCTTTCTTGCCTTGCCAGGTCGCTTAATAAATAAAAATTATGGCAGGTCGACCCAGAAAACTAACAGATAAATTAAAAGCTCATATATTGTCTTTAATTGCAGATGGATTAACAATTAGAGAATGTTTCTCTAGAGATGATGTTCCTATAACTTGGCAATCATTCAGAGCTTATTTAATAAAAGATAATGAATTGATGGCTAATTATGTCAGATCAAAAGAATTGGCAATTGATTTAAAATTATCTGACTTGGAAGATAAAAGAAAAGAACTAGAATTAAAGATTGAGTCTGGTGATTTAGATCCAAAAGCTGCTCAATCTATGGTTAATCTTTATAAAATTATTACTGCACATAATCAATGGTCTGCTAGTAAATTATCATCCAAAACTTATGGCAAAGCAGCCGAAACATTGCAAATAAAAGGTGATAACAACCAACCATTGTCAATATCTTGGACTAAACCTTAGATTAATTATGATTAAATCTTTTGCTAAACCTTCTAGAATTGTTGATTTAATTAATGTTGTGGTAAAAACTGCACACATAAAAAGCAGATATTATACATGAGTGTTGCAAAAATACCAAATTGTTGCACAATTATCACACAATTATTTAAATCGGCTATAATCGTTTATTATCGGAAGTTTTATATCAGTAACGATAAATTATCATTATGAATGTTGTGGTTGTAATAACTGAATTATGAAGAACAAATAGCGAACATGGGGGGTTTTAAAAGTGGTATACCCACTTTTTGCGTTACCTTCTAAAATAATATTGATACAAGGCATA